TTATGAATATTTATTACATATTAATGTGATTAATAGTTAAAATAAAAAATATATAAAAAAATGAAAAAAGTAGTAAGATTAACAGAAGCGGAATTAACTAGTTTAATTAAAAATGTGGTTAAAGAAACAAAGAGAAAAAAAGTTAACGAATCTCTTGAGTATGCTTATAATCCTGAAGCGTTAGAAACAGGAACAGCAATTGCGACTATGGTTGGAACAACTATTGCACTTTTAGGTATTGCAGGATGGGATTATATTAAAGAATTTTATGGTAAATTAAGAAAGGTTAAAGGAAAAGAGCAGGAAGCAATGGAACTTAAATCAATTATCAATGATTATGAAAGTAATCAAATGAACTCAGGTGAAGAAATGGATTCTGAGGTTGAAGTTGATAATATGGATGTAGAGGATGAAGAACCAATGAAGCCAATGGCTGAAAATATCAGAAGAAAAACAAGAAGATATTAATTTAAAAAAAAAATAATGAAAAACTCCCAATCGGGAGTTTTTTTGTTTATATTTGTAGAACAATTAACACCAACACTACTATGAAAAACTTAAAACTAAAATTGACTTCAGCAATGTTCGCTCTTGTATTATCAGTTGTATTAATGGTTAATTCACCATCACTACCTGTATTTGTTTTAAGTGTTGGTCTTATCCTATTACAGACGGCTTTGTGGGGTAAGTTGATGAAAGAGATAAAAGAATAAAAAAATCCCCTCATTTGGAGGGGATTTTTGGTTTATACTGTTACTTCTTGTTGTAGAAGTTCATAAGCTCTTGCTAAACGGGTCATTCCAATTCCACCACCAAATCGTGGGAAGAAGTCATGTGATAAAAATTCTTCCAATTCTTTTTCAACTCTTTCTTTTCCGAATAGTTCAAAAAGTTTTTCAGAATATTTTCCATTTTCTATTGTGTAGAAATTATTTCTCATTTCTTCTATGTTGGAACTTCTTTCAGCTGAACCAATTGTTTCTTGTCCGTAAAGGATTACATCAACTTTGTTGAATATTTTATTTTCACTTTCTCTCATGTTCCAAAATGGGTTTGTTCTGTATGGGAAATTCTGTAGTGATACTACAGGACCTTTTTCTTCCCACATTCTTGTTTCATGTTCGTTTTCTAAAATTGAAACTCCACCATACTCTTCACATACATCATCGTAGTTAACTTCTATAGGTAAATCAAAACCTAAGTAATCTAAAAGTTCAGATTCAAGTTTTAACATTTCTTTCATTCCGCCTTTTGATTCAAATTCAAACATTGGGAAAATCATTTCATGACGACCTGGAATTGGGTCTTTTTCTTGTCTATAAGACGTTGAAATACAATAGACACCGTTCCATTCAGGATTCTTAAGAAGTTCGTATTCTAACCACATTTGACCCGTCTGTGGTAGTGGCCATACTTCTCCTTGATAATTGAATGTTGTTATTGAGTGTGGATTTTCACACGCCGCCAAGATTGATAATCTTGATTGAGTTGGAACTTCTTTAAAACCTTTGTTTTGGAAGAATGTTCTCATCTTTTGAACTAACTCGTTGTAAGTTTCTGTGTTTTTCATTTTTTGTTTTTTTTATTTTATTTATTAAAAGGGCAAAAAAAATCCTGACAAATGTCAGGATTTCTTAAAAATATTATTGTTGTTTAAATTTCGTAGTTTTCTTTTAACTTTTTTTGTTACCATTAAAATTAAATATATGCGTTTTATTAAAAATAATCAACATTAACAAAATATTTATTAAAAAGTATTTATCAGTATGAGGAATTTATTAACTGAAGTTAGTAAGATGAAAAACATAATGGGTTTGACAGAAGCTGACAAACCAAAGTATAGCCCTGAGGTTAAATCTCTTGTTGCGGTTTTAAAAGATAACAAAGTATATAGTGCTCAAATCCAAAAATTCATTAATAAGATTGAAGAATATTCAAAAGATGGTTTAGTTGATTTTGGATTAGTTACAAGAGGTATTTTAAAAACTTTAAAATTAAAAGGTAGTAAAGACATTAATATTTTTGAATTTTTCAAACAACTAACTAAATCATTAGAAAAAAGAAAAACTAAAAAAGAAGTTGTTACTCCTGAAGAAGAACCATCAATATTAGATAAAGACATTTATAAGAAAGAATTGTTTTTCCTTCAGGTTGAATTATTAAAACTACAAGAATGGTTAAAACAAACAGGTAAAACTGTTATTATTGTTTTTGAAGGAAGAGATTCTGCGGGTAAAGGCTCAACAATTAAGAAATTTACTGAAAACTTAAATCCAAGATATTATAAAGTTATTGCTCTTGGTATTCCTACACCTGATGAAAGAAAGAACTGGTGGGATAGATACAGAAATCAAATTGAGAGAGGTAAGATAAACTTCTTTGATAGAAGTTGGTATAATAGAGGTTTAGTGGAACCTGTTATGGGTTATGGTTCTTCAGATGAATATGAAGACTTTATGGATAATGTTCAGGACTTTGAAGAGTCATTAGTTATTGATGGTGATTATCTATTTAAACTTTGGTTCTCAATAGACAAAGAAACTCAAGCTAAAAGATTTGATTTCAGACAAAAGTCACCATTGAAATATTGGAAGTATTCTGAGAATGATGAAAAAATGCAAGATGTGTGGGAAAAGTTTACAGAGTATAAACAAAAACTTTTTGATAAAACATCCACTGTAAACCATCCTTGGGTTGTTTTGGATTCTAACGATAAAAAGATTTCAGGTTTAAATTCAATTAGATATGTTTTACAGAATATTCCTTATACAAATAAAGATGAGGATGTTTTGAATAAAGATTTTCCTGAAGCGATGACGGTTTTAAAACCAAATATTAATGAGCAATCAGTTTTTGATGATGTGAATAAAATTACGAATAAGTTATTATCAAATCAAGAACCGAATTTTATGGATAAATGGTCTTCTATGGCACCACCAAAAGACCAAATGAAACCAGATTCGGGAGGTGCGGTTAATGCAATAAGAGCCGGCGCTGAAAAAATGGCAAAAGCCGCTACTCAAAACATTAAAACAACTGATAATAATAAGACCACTCAAAAACCAACAGGAGTTTCAAACAAACTTATAAATTTTTTAAAGAATATTGAATTTTTTGTTAAGTGTGTTTACGATGATGCTAAAGGTGGGAAATGTGTAAGAAAAGAACCTGGATGTTGTTTAAGAGGTGGTATAGCTAATGGGAAACCAACAATAGGTTATGGTACTACGTATTACCCCCCTAAAGGTGAAGATGGGAAAGAAATACCTGTTAAACCTACCGACCCAGACATTACAGAATCAAAGGCTCTTGAATTATTAAAGGCTAGATTAGATAAAGATGCGAAAAAAATACTTAATTTATATCCAAATTTAAATCAAAGACAATTAGACGCGATGTCTTCATTATGTTATCAAATGGGATTTGATGGTTGTACTAAAAACGCCCCAAATTTATCAGCGTCTTTAAAAAAGAACCCAAATAATTTACAAGATGTTAGAAAAAACTTTATAGATTTCCAATTTCCTGATAGGAGAGAAAAAGAATGGAAGATTTATAGCCAAGGAATTTATTCTTAACCCTTATATTTATAGAATATGAAAAAGTTTATTATTACAGAGAACCAATTAGAATTTATTGTTAAAAGATACCTTAACGAAGATGCAAGATACGTAATGTCTTTTGACGAGTTCATGAGACATAAAAATAAAGACCAACAATATAAGTGTGGTTTTGAAAATTTATGTTTTTTGATTCATGATGGAAATCACCAAATAGATTTGGATGATAAATTCCATGAAAAACACAAAATTCCTAATGGAGTTGGTGGAACAATTTACCACGATGGTAACAATGTTTATTTCTGTCCTGACTTTGGTGACGACAGACCGCAAAGAACTATTCAGGTTTATTAAAACTCAAATTGGTGTTTAAATTCGTAACCTGTTGAAGATTCTTCAGTATTCATACGAAAATCTAATTCTATAGTTTGGTTTTCATTATTAATTATGAACGTTCCCTCAGAACCTTCATTTATTTCCCAACCACCATGATTTTGTTCCAAAATGTTGTATAACTTATTTTCCCAAACCGCTGTAAATTCATAATGTTTGTCATCACTATCATTGATTAGACCAACGTCATCAATATAACCTGAATCACCACCACCGCTAAAATTAACTCTAATTTTAAGTTTACCATCTTCTTTCCACTGAACCATATCTTCAAGTAATTCTTTTTCGTCAATTTCAAACTCTTGGTAATATGATTCATAACCCATAGTTTGAATACTTTCATCAATTGTGAAAGTTTTATCTCTTGTTGAATACTCACATGATACCGTTGCTCTAGAATCACCATCACCTTCTAATGAATCTAAAACTTCATCTTTTATAGAATCAAAAAAATTATCTAAAAAATCAAATAATTTATTAGGTATAATATCATAAGCGCCACCTTTATTAGTCCAAGGTGAAAAGTGATAATCTACATTTCCATCGTAATCAACATAAAAGTCATTATTAATATAAGTAAGACCATTACTTAATAGGATGTAATGTAAAAGTTTAAAATTTTTTATAGTTTCAGGGTTATTTAATAATTCTTTCATAACAATAAATATCAATCATCAATTTCTAACTTCATGGTCTTAATCATCCATAAAGGTCTTTGTTTATTTTCTAATGCTAACACCCATTCTTTTGCCGATGGGATATATCCGTTACAATCTTCCATAACATGCTGTTCACCGACATAACGGGTGTATACAGTTTTTCCATCACTGTTTTTAAATTCGGCACCAAAACGTTGTTCCATTTCAAATATACCCTCTGAATGATGTCGAAAAATTCTGTGTAATGAATGTCCATACCAACCTTTTGTTTCATCTAACCATTCGTGTAGATGGATATAATCTTCCCATTTCCCTCCGAATTTTTTTACCGATGATTTTGCATGGATTATTGGATGTGCCATAATTTAGTGTTCTATAGATGTTGTTAATATATAATCCTCAGGAAGTGAAAGACTTTTGATAGTATGTAAGACAAGAATTTCCAAGCCTTCTGGAAAAAGTTCGATAGCGTATTCATAATCTGTTGGGTATAATTTTACTGATAAAATGTTTTTTTTCTGACTAATTGAATGAGAAAATTCCGTAACTTTGATTTCAGAATTTTCACCAAACCATTGGTCGATGTCTTTTTTGTTTGTTTTGTTTAGGACTTTTTCAAAAAAACTCTTTTTCATAATTATATATACAAAAGAAATATAAGATATTTATTGTTAAGATGAAAGTAAATTTATATGATAAATCTAGTGGACTTGGTTCTGAAGAAATAAATGTTATTCAGGACTTTTTGAGATTTTGTCAAAAAAACTCTCCACTTAAGAAAGACGTTGATATCCATCTTCTTGGTGAACGTTTTGGTAAAATGACTACAGGTAGTGAAATCACTGGTAGAATTAAAGTTCTTGCTGGTGGAAGAATGTTAATTGATATCTTAAGAACTGTTGCTCACGAGTGGGTTCATGAGTTTGCTCGTCAAAGAAATATCAAGTTGCAAGGGTTTAATACCCAATCTCAAGAGAATTATGCTAATACTGAAGCGGGTATTATGATTCGTATGTACGAAAAAAGTAATCCACAACTAACCGCGTTGTTGTATAATTAAGAAAGATTATGTATATTTGTCCTATGGATAGGGACTTTCAATGGATACGTAAGGTAATTGGTTCGATTACCCACTTTGGACAAATTCAATCTGCCGAAAATCTGATTGATTTTTATGTTAAAAAATATGAAAATTCTGAAGAATTAACACAATATTCTTTGGACTTTGAATGTAGTATTGTTTCCTTAAAGAAAAGTTTAATTAGTAAAAAAGCAATTCTTGAATTATGATTGAAAAAATAAAAGAACTTTATTGGTCTAAAATTGGTTATAAGGTAAGAGGTTTTTTTACCTCAGTTGGTAATTTAATTAAATGGTTCCCTATCATTTGGAAAGACAGGGATTGGGATGACCATTATATTTTTGAGGTATTTAAGTTTAAGTTAGAAAAACAAGCTAAATACATTAAAGAAAAAGGATTTCACACTAATTCAGACCTTGATGCTAAAAGAATGATGTTATGTGTCAAACTGATGGAAAAAGTTCAGGAAGAATTTTATGTTATGGAATATATGGACTATGAAGATAAAGATTTTTTCTTTGTTCCAACAGGTGATGATATCGAAGATGATTTAGGTGGTTATTATATGGAGACCCGTTTGAAAAAAGAAAACTTAAATGATTTTTTCAAAAAATACCCATTAGTTTACAAAAAAATTGTTACCAACAAAAAACATCAAATTTTTAAAATTGACAACGAGGATTTAACTTCATACGATGTTAAATCAAGAATTGCCTTGAATATCGGAAGATACAATCACGAAAGGGCGAGAAAATTACTTTTCAAAGTTTTGAGTGAAAATATTGAGAGTTGGTGGAACTAGTTTATAGTTTCACTTTCTTCAGTAGTTTCTGTTACTTCTTCTACCTTAGGTTCTTCAGAATTATCTTTTGATTTTCTATATCCTAAAAGAGTTGCGCCAATACCAACAAGGATTATTGATTGTGTTATAACGTCAATATCCTTGTTTAAAAACATTTTATCAATACAACCCATAAGGAATGTTAGACCTCCGATAAACACGATGTAAAGACCCGCAGTTCCACTTCCTGATGTCTTTCCTGAACTATTGGAAGTCATCTCGGCAAATGAAAACTGTTTAATGTTTCCGATTTGTTTTTTAATGTATTCTTTCATGTTTATCTCCCTTGACCTTTGTAAGGTTTTTTGTAGTTCTTACTTCTTTTATTTGCGGTAAATTTCTTTGTTGATTTACCTGTTTTCTTAACTCCGAATGAAACCTTCGTTGAGTTAGATGATTTAGTTGTTTTAGCTGCCATTATTTCATTTATTTAGCTATAAGTATATAATTTTTCAAAATAGAATATATTTATTAAATAAAAATTAGATTATGAAAAAACTATTTGAAATTTCTTCAGAAGAAAAACAAAGAATATTGGAAATGCATGAAACTGCAACCAAAAAGAATTATTTAAATGAACAACAAGTTCAAACACCTGCTGCGGGAACAACTATAAATGGTGTAACGTATAAGTTACAAGGTTTAACTGATAAAAATATAAATCAATTTCTAAATGCAAAATACGCTATTTGTGATAAATTTGACACAAATATTGATGTAAAACAACTTGGTTTTGGTGTTGAGTGTATACAACAAGATGATAAAAACCCATGTTGTAATTTAAAAATACATTTGGTAAAATATTTAACAGCGTTAGCGAAGGCTTATAGTACCCCTGAAGAGTTTAAAAAATATCCATTTTCGGCATATCTAAATTCAGCATCAGGAAAACCTTTTTTAGTACTTTGGGAAACAAAAATGAAAGAACAAAATCCAACTTATGCTAAAACAAAACCATTAGGTGGCCCTGAGTTTGACAAATTAGTTTATGATTTTGTCATAAATGACAATTTAAAAATGGCTGGATTACCTCAAATTAAAACAGTATAAAATATAAAAAAATACTTAATAAAAAATGGGAAGTTTTACTTCCCATTTTTTATTTGATATTGAAACTTACATCACTTCCCTTTGAAAAAGAACCAAATACTCTATTGTCTTTTTCGTATTCAGTAATGAATTCTAAAGTATCTTCACCCTCAATCAAACCTAAAGTAAAGTAGGTTCTAACACCATTATCATCAACAATACAATCAAAAGTATTACCAGTGTTAAAAACCTCAACAATAGGTGAAGTAAAATTTCCGTTACAGTTCACCAAGTTAACAGTTCTTTTATTGAAGTCAAATGTGTAGACATTTTTACCGATACCGTAGTTAGGGTATTCAATCAAATCTGATTTCATTGCTTCAAATGTTGGGATTGATGAACTGTGATTGAAATTTTGGAACTTTGTAATTGTTACAGTTACAACCTGTGAGTTAGCAACTAAACCAACCATCACCAAAACAAGAGAAAGAAATAAGTTTTTCATAGGACTTGATTATTTAATTATTTCTACAAATATACACAAAATATTCATCTACACAAACATATTTATAAATAAAATATTTTATTATGAAAAAAGTAGTTAGACTAACTGAAAATGATTTAGTTAAAATAATCAAAAAAGTTCTATCTGAACAAGATACTAACCAACCTATACCACAAAAAAATGGATTGGGTAAGAGTCAAAATGCAACTGAAGAAGTTGTTGATGGTGTTAAAACATTTAAAGTATCAGGTGGTGACAAAAAAAATTTAGAGGGGATTGCTAATCAAAAGGGAGAATTAATTTTTGGTAAGGGTAAATTTGAAACAATAAATGAAGTTAGTGGTAATTACCCAACTATACTTGTAATTAAAAAAGAAGCTTATCAAAAATTAATATCAGACCAAGGTATTACTGTTCAACAAACCGAACATTGTGCGGAGCCAAGATGGAATGGTAAAAATTGGGTGTATAAACAAAAAAGTGGTAAGAGTACAGGAGCATTTCCTGAAAGACCATTAGGTTTTGATAATTTTAATAGAATACTTAATGGAAAAGGGTCAATATTTGGATGTTCAGAACAGGATAGACACGTTTCGGATAAACATAAAGGGGATTACTCAGGAGGTAACTTTACAACCCCTTGGGTAAGTAAAGCATCTAGAGATTTCTTTAATAATCCTGCCGAAAGTCAAAATTTTTATAATTTTTGTAGTATTTTAAAGGCTACAAGTTTTTATCGTATAAATGGTTTCCGAGGTGTAACAGGAAAATGTCCGGTATTTATTAAAGGAAGTGATAGGATAATGACTCAAAATTTACCTAAAAATGACTATATAGTAATTCAAGGAGTATAATTAAAAAACCCTCTAACGAGGGTTTTTCTTTTTACAATTAACATCAAAACACATGTAACCTTCAGTGGTTTCATCATTAATATCATATTCAATTAACATATTAATTGATTTATTATCTGATTTGTATAAAGCAATAACTCCTTTAAATCCATTATCATCAATACATTCAAAAGATACTAAAACATCAGTTGATGGAGATTTGAAAATTTCTGTGATGTTAAAATTAACAACCTCATCATCACTTAATCTCATTGACAAAGTTTTATTTGTAACATCAATAGTATAAACTAATTTACCTTTACGTAAACTTGTGTAATCAATTAATCCTTGTTCAACTGAAGGGACAAATTTAACTTCTTTTGGACGCTGAAAGTATTGAATAGTGTCAGTTGTTACAACAAATACTTGTGAGTTAGCTACCAAACCAACCATCACCAAAACAAGAGAAAGAAATAAGTTTTTCATAGGACTTGATTATTTAATTATTTCTACAAATATATACAAAATATTCCTCCACACAAATATATTTATAAATAAAATGAACTTTGTTCATAAACTTTAAACCCACGTTAATGGATAATGACGAAAATGAAACGAATTCTAAAGGAAAATGTTGCCACTTATTGCCTTATGCTCGCAATGTTTTTCAACCCACTAGGATTCGACATAATGTTCAAAGCAATTTTAGACTACACAAGTTCTTATTGGATTACCACAGGAATTTTTTACTGTATTTCAGCATTGTTCTTTGGGTTGTATTTCTTATTACGAAGTAAAAAATGAATATCAAAAAACTTATCAAAAAAGTTCTTACAGAATCAGTGGAAAAACCACTTATCTCAGAACACCTTAATTATCATATAACAAATGATGTACCATTAAATGATAACATTTTCAGATTTGGTTCTGAGGAATTCTTTAATGTTATTCAAGAAGCTCGTGAGTTATATTACGAGGGAATGGTTGAATTAAGTGACGATGATGTTGAACTTGTTGAATCTGATTTTGGAACACAGGTTAAATTATCAAGTGGTAGAGTTGTTTACTTGGATACTCCGATGGAAGAATCATTTATTTCTGAAGCTGAGTATAACGGAAAGAAAGTTGAACTTGGTAAACCAAGAAGAAATACTGGTGGTGGTAAGAAATATGTTGTTTATGTTAAAAACCCATCAACAGGTAGAGTTAAGAAAATTTCATTTGGTGATGTTCATGGTGGATTAACAGCTAAGGTATCCAATCCTAAAGCACGTAAATCATTTGCCGCAAGACACCAATGTGATAAAAAGAAAGACAGATTAACTGCAGGTTATTGGGCATGTCGTTTAAACCGTTTTGGTTATTTGTGGGGTGGTAAAACTTATCCAGGATATTGGTAATATGAAACCGTATAAAGATAGAAAATTAACAGAAACTTCAAAGATTAGAGTTTTTAAATCCGATGTTGATAGTGGTGAACTACAATGGCATCGTGATAGAGAAGATAGATTGATTGAAGTGGTTCAGGGTGAAGGGTGGAAATTCCAAATGGATAATCAATTACCGATAGAATTAACTGAAGGACAAGTATTATTAATCCCTGAAGGAACTTATCATAGAATTTTTAAAGGAAAAACTGATTTGGAACTAAAGATTGATTTTATTTAGTAATCCTATTAATAATCAATTCCATAAGTCGTTTTAAAAAATTACCTGAAATTGTTATTAGTCCAAATGCTGATAATGATTTAACTAACATTTCAGTATCTTTCATATCCCAAATACCTTCAGATACTGCATCATATATCATTGGTATAATCGGAACTAAAAATGCGTAACTTAACATATTTGTTACAGTAAATGCTGATAAATTCAAACTCTTTAAAAAACTTGCTAAAACAGTTTTAAGTTGATTGGCTTTGATTGCTCCCAATTTAAATGGTTCTTCAAGTCCGTCTTCTTTAATCTTTTTAATAATTGATTTTGTAAAACTTCTTTCTTGAAAGAATATTACTGAAGCAATACCTGCAGCAATTAATGACGAATCTTTTTCTGTTAATTCAGGTACCTGTCCATTTAACCACTGCATGACTGGCCCCATAAACCCTCCAATTGATGCTCCCCATGTAAGCATCATCTTTAAGTTTATCGAAGCGTGTGATTTGGTGTCTTCAATAATCTTTTTTGTTAGTTCAACACCATCCTCTTGAACTTCTTTAATCCTGTCATTTATTGCTTCAAGGATAATTTGTTTTTGAGATTCTTTAATTAGATATTTCATTATATTTATAAATATATGAGTAAGAAATTAAATCCTGAACTTAAACCTGGTGATAGAATTGTTATCATTGAACTTTTGGGTGAACCTCAATTATCTTTTGGTGATAGAGGAACCGTTACTAAAATTCAAAGTGGCCCTGGATTCACTCAGTATGTTGTTAAATGGGACAATGGGTCAAGTCTTTATTTATTGGACGAAGATAAATGGATGTATGAGTCTGAGTTTGATGAAATGAGAGAAAGAAAAATGAAAAAAAATATCAAAGAAAATAAATCGACTGATTTAACACAACATGCGATGTTAGTAAAACATTTCAACATGTTGTTTATAAAAAGATATCTAAATAAATTAAGAGAAGCTAGTGTTGTTAATATGTTATCCGCTGCACCATATCTTTATATGGGTAAAGAAAGATTGGCTCATGAACACAAGTATAGTGATACTAACGAAGCGTTTGATGAATTAGTTGATATGGCTGATAAGGCTCAAGGTGAAATGGTAAACGGAGTAATCAGTATACTTGAAGACGAAAATAAAGAAGTAACGGTGGAAAACATTAATTCTTCTTTAAGAAGATACGCTCCAAAAATTATTTCATTCTACGCAAATTACTTCTAAAGTAAAAACAAAGGATTTCTTTCACCAAAGTGTCCACCAACAATGTTGTAGTAATAATATTCTAAAGCATCTTCATAAGACATATCTTTTTGTAATGACTCAAGTATTTTATCACGTGAATAAAGTATTCTTACTCCATTACCAAACTCTTCAACAATTCCTGTAATACAATCGTCAAATCCGTCTAATAGAATTGCTCCTTCAGCTAATTCTTCTACTTCTTCTTTTGTCATTTGTTTTTATATTCTTCTAATGTAATTCCTTCGGTGTCTTTATCACTAATTCTAACTTTAAAGTTAAATCCTCTCATGTATTTTGTAACAATATCTTTTACTTCTTCTACGGTATCCCATTGAATACATCCTTCGTGTTCTTTAGAATAATCATTATCTACTAAATAGTTAACAACTGTTCCACTTTGAAGTGTCAAAAACCCATGTGCATAACCTTTTGGAACATATACTGCGTCACCTGAAGTTAAAACAAATGTCTCCAATTTACCAAAGTCCTCACTGTCTTTATCCAAGTTAACTACAAAATCAATAATTTTTCCTTGAATAACTGAGACCAACTTGGTTTGAGCCATTGGCTCATCTTGATAATGTAATCCACGAAAAACAAATATATCGTCGTTTATGCTAATGTTTGATTGAACCCACTTGTCAGAAAGTTTAATTGGGGTAAAAGACCCACGATGGTCTTTAAAAACTGGTTGTAATAGTTGATAAGGTTTTTCCATGTGTAAAATATAATAAATTAATATTATTCAATCAACCGTATATTTATTTAGAAAACAATTATATATGAGAAACGCATTTTTTTTGAATATTACTAAAGAAGAAAAAGAATCAATACAAGATAAACACAGAAGTCAATATGACGGATATGTTAGTCGTGGATTTAACACACCAAAAGAACAAATTCTTAATGTTGAAAATTTGGCATTAGATGAAAAAGGAATTACCGTATCTAACATGGGTGAGGTTAAAGAATATACAAATACAGAAGTTAATAGAAAACTTAAAAAAGTTTGTGAACAATGTAGTGGTCTATATGAAGGTGAAATGTGTGAACAGTGTTCATCTATGAGTGAAGGAGAAACATGTGAACAATGTAATGGTGAAGTGAAAGAGGGAGAACAATGTGAACAATGTGCGAGTAAAAAGTATACTATGGAAGAACTTGAAGAAAGTGTTAAATTAAAATCAAAAGCTTCATTAGTACAAGAACAAATTAATGAATCACTTAAGTGGTTCAAGAAAATCATTTAAGGAAATGAA